ATCGGAGCGTTTGATGGCGGGTCTAATGCAGCTCCTTTACCATTAAGGGCCACCTTGCCGTCACGGTCAGTAACCAGAACACCAGCATCAACAATCTTAGGCTGATTTCCAGCAGTCTCCTGCACAGCATCATTGCCGTTACCTGACTGGTCATACCAAGTCTCCACAAAGCCGTCAACGGTGCTTGTTGGTGTAGTGATACCCTCAACTGCATCTTCCCAACTGTCTGTAATCCTAAGTTCATCTACTCGGATACCTCTAAAGTTACTGGGGTCTGTATTATTCCCGAACAATCTCATTGACTGGAAATTTACACCAGTAAGTCCAGCATCATTAATTTGCCAAGTAGGTTCAGAATCAAGAGTAGCAGGGGTGCCGTCCGCTTCAATCAATGAAGCAAAGACAGCAGACCCAGTTCTTTTCATCGCAAGAAGATAAGTTTTATCGTCCTCGAATGCGCCTGCACTTGTTGCGCTACCCGATGGGGCATAACCAGTACTGTTTGTATTGGCAAATAAAGTTCCTTGATTAATGCCAACATTCATCCTCATATTTCCCGATGCATCTGTTCCACTATAAAATTCAATGCGAAATTTTACAACATCAGCCGCAGTGCCAGTATTGTCTGGGTCATAGGGTCTAGAATCATACGCCCGAACCAACATTGTACAGTAGGTTGAGGATGCCGCTATTGGACTGAAGAAGTCACGATAATTGTCCACCTGACTTTCGCACCAGATATGTTTAGTATTATCAATAACTAGTCCTAAACCGCTGCCTTGGCCATAAAAAAGACTCTTTCCAGTTCCAGATATTCGCCACGATTCTCTACTTGTTCCGTCCCAACCACCGCTGTCTTTCCAGTTTTGACCACCAGTTGACTGATGCTTTAAATACCCGCCAGATGGATAATCAAAAGAATCATAAATTACGCCAGCAGCGGCACTACTGATAGCGCTGTCCTTATTTACCCACTGTGTCATTGCACCAGAGGATACGTCAGCAGCTGAGAAGTCCTTCTCGGAGTTATCGCTTGCACGTCGTACACGGACAACACTGGTAACACCGCTTCCTATGTTACGTAAGCTGTAAGCAGCAGAAGCCCCTCCAAATTCTTGGAGAAGCCGTATCGGTGCGCTGGCTGGTCGCCCCAATGCTATCTTCAGCGACAAGTGCATGCTAAACGTTATGCAATGCTACAAGACCACCAGTAATAGTAATCTCAGTAAACACGCCGTAAAGGATTGTTCCAGCAGTAAATGACGTTTGCAACTTAGCAACATCAGTAATGGTAATACCAGCAATGCTGCTAATAGTGCAGTCGTTTAAGACTTGAATAGCACCGAAACGACCCGCAACCGAGCCAGACGAACTGTCAACAATAACCGAACCCAAGGATTCAGGATCTACAGTGTTATAAGAAGGTGAGGGATATTGAGTACTCATAGCTTGTGATATAGTTAATTAATGAATTTGTGTCAAGTTAGTCTTCGGTGTTTTGGCGAGTATTAGGGATGCTTGTAACCAAGTCATTCTGTGCATTTTGCACGGTTTCTGCCATTACAAAGCCAATTGCTTTCTGGATGACAGGTCCGATTACTGGGTACTGCTGCCCTGTAAGCGGTTTAAGACCTTTAGCCACGTCTCCTGATAGGACATCAGTAGCCATCCCAGCAACAGGGGACAGGGTTGCTGATGGTCCAAACTGGGCTGCATTCAACCCAAGCTCAGTGACACCCAGAACCCCCGACTGGCGGAGAATTCGAGTAAAGTCAAAGAACGTCATATCCAANGGGTCAATGGGTTCTTTGAACTTGGACAGGTCTTTCATGACAGTTGTCATGTATGCAAANCCAAGAGCAGCCCCGACATAGGTGACTAGGTGAGCCATCTTCATTGCATTGTGCTTACCTTCTCCCTCGTATCCGTGTAAGAATCGACGATAGACAACACGAGACATACCAAGCATAAAGCTGCTGTACTGTAATGCTACACGAGCCGTTTCACCAGTAATTGTGCCAGATTCTAAACCTAGTCGTGAAATTGCCATAGCACCTGCATCTGGCTCAAGGACTGCCTCTTTCATATATGTAGTCAAGAACCCACTAAACTTACGCTGAAGAGGTGCATTGCTAATACCAGCAGATCCCANACGGTACTTACCATCGGGTGTTTTTTCTACGAACTTTGCTAATGTCTTAAGCTCTTTGTCATTAAAACCAAACTCACGCATACGTGCCTCAAGTGTAGGATTTAACTTGCCTGAGCGAAACTGCTCACCAAGGCTGTTAGTCATCAAATCCATAAATACCTGCTGGTGTGTAGCTGTGATACGATTCAAACCGTTCAGCTCAAACATCAGCTGATTAGCTACACCTAAAAGACCACCTGCATAGGACTCTCCCGTTACGACACGCTGAGCTGTTTGACGAGTAATAACATCAAAGCCAGCGCCCTGCGATCGAAACCAAGCGGACATCTCTTTATCCTTACCTCTAAAATGCGCCCCAGCAGCTTCTCGATAAGAAGCAACAAAGTCTTTAAATGTGACCTCGCCACCAAGATACTGCATAGTAGTAAGCATTAGAGGTATATCAGACAGAGCTGACATACCAGAGCCTGCCAAGAATACAACATTAGAAAACTGCCGTACCTTCTGGAAGTTCTGAGCAAGATTAACATCCACTGGGTTATCCAACATCCCAGTAACCTGTTTCGCTGTTGCATCTAAAATGCTGAACCCTTTGACCTTATCCAGACCATTCTTACGGGCAGTACCCATAACCATAGAATATGGATCGTGTCCCAAGTTTTTTACTAGTGCAATCTTCTCTGAGCGATTACGTATTTGCTCAAGTAACAGGCGACCGAGGTTTTCAAAGTTGCTAAGTGTAAGCATAGCTTCATTGCGGTGGTCATCTTTAAAAGCAACCTTAGCTGCTTTACGCATAGAACCCACAATTGACTTAGAACCTGCAGAGTCTTCTTCAAACTTACCAGAAACAATCTCGTGATAGAACCTGCGAAGAAACTCATTAATCTCAAAACGGTCAAACTCCGTAACATCTTCTTTCCTAGTTGTCTTGCGCCAATCAGGCTTAGCGTATATGTCTAAAGGCTTACCCTCCTTAGTGTCAACAGAGCCTTCCATAACACCGCCGTGAAGTCTATCTGTCTGTTCAGCATCTACCACTCTAAGCATAAATGTAACAAACTCTGCTTCTGACATAGAAGATACAACCTGCTTGTCATACTTCATACTGTAACCAGTAAAGCCCTTACGCTGGCGCATGTTAACACCAAGGTGGTTAATCTCAGCCATCTGTCCAAGATTAATTGTTTTGATGATATCTACTAGTTCTTCAAACTCATCAACACCCTTCCACTTCTTCGGAAGCTCCCCGCTAGAGATAGCATCCATAAGGTCAAGGTGTAATTGTAATGAACCCTCTTTAAGATTCTCTCCGTAAATCCGAGCAATTTCTGGGTTTTTAGTAGTAAGCTCCCTGTAGGACGACATGTACTTTGTTGGATCTTCACCTAAGAAAACCTCCAACAGATCGTTGTTTACCAAGAACTCTATCAAGGGTGACTGATCTTTAATAATCTGACCATCAACCAATCGTTGGATAGATGTATTACGCTCAACACCCTTACGAAGACTTCCGTCCAGTATGGTCTTAAGCTGCGCTACCTTTTGAGCTGGAGTTGCTTTTGATTTTACAATGTCTTCAAGGTTTTTAGCAACAGATGCGTCGTGTACGTTACGCAAAACCATTGCCAAGTTCTCCTCGTAGAAGTACTGATTAATCTTACCAAGCTTTTCTGCCATAGAAATGCTGTCATCTTTTAAGATGTAACCAACTCGCTGAGCAGTGTCTAGTGGCGCTTTCTTTTCTTTTAGGTGTATAAGAAGCTTGTTAATCTGATCTTCGTCTGGCGTACCTTTTCGTATAACTTTAAGAATAGCTTTACGACGGCGCTCAGTACCCATCTGGTTAACAAGAATGTCTTTTACGTAAGGCGTTAAGTGGTCTAAGCCCAGCTTGTTAAAAGTATCATTGATCTCAACAACAAACTCAGTAAGCTCTTTTCCTGTCTCTGGGAGACGAGCTGGCATCAACTGAGGAAGAGCCTCTTCGTGTCCAACTGTAGCCTCAATTGTATCTTCTAGGTACTTAATTGGGTCTGCTGAATACTTCCGCATTTCTTCTGCACGAGACTTAAAGTTTGGATTCTCATAGGCAGCCTTCTTGCGCATATTGGCGGTGCGTCTGCCTTTTGGCGACTCTAAATAGAGTTTCTTTAGCTGCCTTGTTTCATCTACATTATCTCGTAACGCCTTAACAATAAAACCAATCTGCTCAGCAACGAGGTCAGGCTTTTTGATCTTAAGAACCTTTTTAAAGCCTTCGACCTTAAGGACAGCTGCTGCGTGAGAAAGAAGATTACCCACCAAATCCTTGTACTTGGTAAACAAAGATGGATTATCATCTTTAAGTATATTCCAAAACTCTGGACGAGTTAATGCAAACTCCAGCAAATGTGACGGAGCTTCTTCGTCAAACATTTCCTGTTTCTCACCCTTTGTCTTTGATTGGCTGTAATAACCTCTTGCTTTTAAAGCAGCGTTCATTGCTTTTTTAACTTCAGGCGAACTAGCAACATCCAACAGTTGATTGTAAGACGTAATGTCTATCTCTTTTACATTGTGCCAAGATTCATGAAACAATGTAGAAAGGACTCGTGTGTACAAAACCTCAGTTACAGGGATATTGGTCAGTCTTGTAGTAACTTCGCTCGATGCAAAAACCATATGCGGCTCGGCAATATAGTTTCTCAATTCGCTTGGATACTTCCAACCTTGGACGCCTGAAGAACTCATTTGTTTTTCAATGCGAACTGGTATAATCTTCTTATCACCCAGTAAGATTTCATTCACCATGCCGTTAATGTCTTCAACCATCCGAGCATATGTTTCACCAAAAAGATCATCAACTACTTTCTTAGCTGCATCAAGTCTCGGCTTCATGTCCATAGCCTCTCCTCGTTTGCCGTCTTCGATAAGATCAAAGTATTCTTTTTCAAGGACACGAGCTTCTATTGAGGCATCTACAACAAGTTGATTGGCTGAAGCCTCTGCTTTAGTAACCATTCCGTAGTTTTCAGTTACTGTGTACGATGCGTGTAATTGATTCCCGCCCTTGTTGTCCTCAACGTCTTCGCCTTGTTTGCGAAGTTCAAAGTCATTGTCTTTGAGAAACTGTATATCGTTAGATGAAAGCTCAGCGGTCTTTCCAAACAAGACCGCTTCCGTTAACCGCTTAACCCGCCCTTTGTATTCTCTTTGAGCTTTGTATACGCTAGTGTCTCCTTTTTCAAGCTTAGCTAAAAACTCGTCAGCCAGCGAAGCAACCATTGTTGTAGTCTTAACACTTGTCTCGTGCGCCTTCAGTAGCGCAGCCATCTCAAGCATATCGTTTATCGTTATGTCATCTTCTAAAATACGTCCTTCTGCAATGTCAACTAGACGTTTATTCTGTTTAATCGCCTCAACAACACCCTTACTACCTGCATCATATACGTTAGAAAACGCACTGGTCATTGGAGTATCACCCTCCATAAACTGAGTATATGTAGCGTAATCACCTTTGGCTTTAGCTACTTTAGATGCGTTGCGATATGACGCTCCTGCGGATACACCTGAAAGCAACCCTGCAAATACAGTGTTCATCCCAGCTGCCATCTTTAGGTGGTCGTATGTGTACTTTTCCACACCAAGGTCATCTGACATAAGCGCATAAGGTACTTCAAAAGCAGCTCCATATGCTAATACATTTTTAAATGTACCCTTACCTGTGTGATATGCTGCAGCGGCTTTCTTACCAGCGTTTGCGTAGAGAGCACCTTTAGCAACGCTTGCTCCTGTTCCAAGACCAATAAAGTTAACGGGGTCCGATACAAGCCCAACACCCAAAGCAGTTACAAGTTGTGATACTTGACGATCTTGCCCCTGTGCAACATCATCATAATGCCGCAGTTTAGCAGCTTTTTGTATACGCCGTTCAAATGAAAATGGGTTCTCGTTTGCACGAAACTCCAGCCCGTACTTTGCCGCAGGTGACTTATCGTACTCTTCTTGAGTAACTGGGGCATACATCCCCATCTTCATGTCCCTGCGTTCGTCGTACTGCTTGACCCAGTCGGCAGCCGTAACCGTGAAGTTACGTTCTACGGTTGCAAGTGAAGTAGCTTTTAAGCCTTCAACTACTCCATAATCTGTTGCGCTGTAGTCCTGTCCAGCAATTTCGGATAACGTCCTTGTGCGGACTAAGGAGTTTGGGTCTCTTTGTGGAGTAATCATTTAGTTAAACAGACGCCACATTCTAGATTGAACGGCTGTGGTAGATCCAAACACATCACCAGTGGTCATGTCAAATGGATTTAGGTTAACATCCTCTAGGACAGCTGAGCGAACCTTTGGGTTAACAGCATCCACTGGGACTAGCACATCATTTCCGCTGTTATCAGCGAGCGGCTCATACTGTTGAGTACGTGCATTGTATGCTTCTATTACATAGTACTCTTTTTCAACGGCTCTGTCGTACTGGTCTGCTTCAGTCCTAAATGTAGTTCCTCTGACCTGCACGATCGGAACTCCTTCACCCTTTGGACCAAGCATTCCAACTTCTGAGTAGTAATTATTATTATTAAAACCTAAAAACAACGCCTCCTGCGTTTGATTAGTAGTGAGCTTTTTTTGTTCGTTGGGAGCAACCTCAATAACACGCCCCCGTACAATCACTGGAGTTGGTTCTGCTTGTTCTTTTGTTTTTAAAGAACGAAAACCATAATCCATGTTTCCCTGAACCATTCCAATATCAGATAGCTCATAGTTTTTAACAGCGTATGCTATAACAGCAGACTGCGTGTAACTTGCAACACGTTTTGCCCCCGTCTTACCTCCAAATACAGGAAGCTCTTTGATGGGGTTAAAAAAGCTACCAAGTAAGCCTACTCGTTCATATTCAGGAGCTACGTTTTCATTGTACACGTCAGGGTGTATGTAGGCTACCTGCCCTTCTCTGACTTGGCGTAGCGATCCAACATACGGACGAATATACCTGTCTTCGTGTTTTTGTATGTCACTGCGAATATCGTCTTCAGACTTACCGAGCTTTAATCCAGATGCAATTAGACCCCTTAACTGTGTTTTTAAAAACGACGCCTCTGATGTACGAGTAGTTAACTCAAGTTGTTTAATTTTCTGAACAGTGTCTAGTATGTCAACTCCAACTGTAAGACCTTTATCCTCTTCAAGTATAAGATTATTGTAAATATCCTCAACTTCTGGATTGTTTTTATTAGCCTCTGCCAGCTCTGCAAAAGTAAGTAAACTTGTGACGACTTCTTGTGGATCATCTCCCTGTTTAACAGCACGTAGTGCTACAGAAGCAGTTTGATATGTACTAAACATATCTGAGGAAGTTTTTGGGTTGCCCATTGCACCCATCATCCCTGTTATAGCAGCTCCCTCAAAATCTGTGTTATTTGCAACTAATTCTAAGACGACTGACGTTGATGTGGCAACATCTCGAACTGGATATGCGGTATCACCTGTGCCAAACCACATCTGAGGCGGAAGGCGGAAATCACCACCTTTTAGCTCAGGTAAGATACTGTCTTGGTAGATCAGCCGAGCTTTATCTTTATCTCCAGACGCAACTGCTCCTTCAAGTTCAGGATAGAGTGCTCCTAGTGAAGTCAAATCACCCTCAGCAACACCACGCTCTGCTATGGCTATACGATTGTTAATATGTTGCTGTATTTTATTAACTGCCGAGTCACTTAGACTTTTGTTCTCATCAACAAGCTGGCGGAAGTCAGCAAACGATGGACGTTGGTCTGGTTTTTTACGAATAAATTGTCGTGCAAGAAGATCTACCGTAGAAGAGTCGCTTATTGGATCTCCATTAGCATCGACTGTTGGCAAAAACATACTTAAGACCTCTTCAGCCTCTGCAAGTTCTTCTTTGTATTTTTTTGTAATAAGAGGGTTGTCTTTTGCAAGAATCACCATCTGTTCCAGTTTTACAGCAGCGTCTACACTATCGGTAGCTTTGGTTAAGCTCCAGAAGTTGTCATAAGAAGACTCAAATGCAGTGTATTCTTTTTCAGCCTGTGCAACTAAATGTTCAGGCTCGCTTACAGCTTTATACGTTCTGCTATACAGATCCTCAAGTTGTAATGCCTGCTCTGGGGTAAACTCATATTCAGACCCACTTGCTGTTAAAAACTCATCGCCTTGTTCTTTACGCTCGTTTAAGGTTTCAACACTGGTTGCTGTTTTTAACTGATGCTTGATAACACCCAACGCATTACTGGCTGCATCCCTTTTAAACGCATCACGTGTTTGATCATTAGGTTGTGCATTAACTAAATTTTGAAAAGCAACGGATGTTGGATCTAGGCTGGCTAACGCAGTCGTGTACCCTTCTTGATCAAGCCCTGCGGGGTTGCCTGTGATTGCTTTTGTAACCAAGCCTCTTGATTCTGATAAATAGTCACTAGACTTGCGAGAGATTAAGCTTGACTGCTCCTTTACCTCAAACGAGTTGTTCATCCGACCCCACGCTACAGAACCACGTTGCTGGTACGGAGCGATTGCTTCTGGGCTATCAATTGTACCACCTGCGTTCTCACCTAAGTAATTGTTAAACTCTGGTGTTTTAAGCGCCGCAAACTCAGCCTTCTTTGCTTCTATTACAGCAGTATTGCCTGCCTTATAAGCTGCATCAAGTTCATTAGATACGCGGTCTAGCTCTACTTCGTAAGCTGAGAACGCTTCACCTGCAAGTAAGTTTTGAGCTTGCTCCTTCTGCCTTGTTTTAAGAGCATGCATACGAGAAGCAGCACTTGCCACCGTACTCAGACCCTGAGCTACACCAGACAACCCACTACGATAAGAGGATGTCGTGTCAAATGCTGAAAAGGGTGCTTGCTTTTGCTGTGCGGTCTGGGTGTTTAATTGAATAGCCATTCTATATATTTTACTAAGGGTATGCTTCGTTGTAGGCAGATGCGGTTGAGGCGGCTGCCCCTGCTAGTTGACCTAATCCAGACAGACGCGTATTATCTGCTTGATTCCTGAACTGAGTAGCTCGATTAGCAGCAGAAGCCAGTGTTAACTCTCTTTGAGCAAGACCTTGACTCCACGCTAAGTTGCGTTTACGTCCAGCCTCTCCTACTTGTAAATTGTACTGATAGCTAGATTCAGAAGCATCGTAGTCAAAGCTGGCAAGTTGGTTGTTTGCATCCATGTCGTACATCTTAAATGTATCCTCAAATGTTCCGTACGTGGATGCCATTGATATCTCCTTTGTAGCCAAATCAGCATCAAGCTTCTTAGCAAGAGCCTCTCGCTTACGCTGATTAGCTTCAAGATCACGAAACTTGTTTGATTCTGCAGCAGATGCTTTAAAGTTTTCCTGATTAACAGCATCAGTTGCATTGTTGGCATCAATCTGTGCGTCGTACTGACCTTGTGCTTCAGCAGCATCCGCAGCCATGTCCTGTGCATCAGCGTTTTGCTGCGCAGCTCGGTAGGAGATTAGACCGCTTATTGCGGTCAGTGCAATTGCTATAGGGGCAGCCATTTTAGTTCAAATCTGTTTTAGTGGTTAAGGATGCAACCGTCAAGGGGTAAGGCTCTTCGTGCTTGATAGTTGGTACATTGTCAACGCCAAAAGTAGATCCAGCTACAGGACGTTCTTTGTCAAAGCCTGTGAAGCCTCCGCCGTTGCCGTATGTTGTGGATACACGGACAGTTTCAAATCTGTCTCCAACACCAACCATGTAGCTCCATGTGTTAATTAAGAAAGGACGCACAGACACAATACGTGCTGTGTCTGCGGCGTATGCTGGTTTATTCTGTGCATCCCACGTCGGGAACATCATCTGCAGCTCTCCGCTATAGCGAAGTCCTACGATTAGCTTAGTTGCATTCGCAGACTGCAAAGTAACCGTACCGTCCGTAAGTGTCTGGTCGCCTGTGTACACACCGTCTTCAATAACTGCAACAGTATCACCTGCTCCAAATCGAGCACTTACATCGTTACTGATTAGACCAGCTGTAGGTTTGTCAATTACAATGTGGCTGTCCAACATTGGATAGCTAGTAAGCTGTACAGGGTCTGTTTCAGCTAACGCTTCTGTGTACGTAGCTCCGCCACGTCTAACAACGATCCACACCTGATCCAGTCTTGTAGTAGTACCTCTGTGAAGTACTGATATGTCTAAGACCTTTGCATCAGGACCGAGGTCTTGTTCAGACCACGCATAAAACTCCTCTTGTCTGTGGTAAGATAGGCAGTAGAGTTTACCAGATACAGTACGAGCCCAGATTCGGGGCTGTGGTGTATGCTGGTAGGAAATCTGTGCAATGGCGTCTTGAAGGAATACTGGGTATATCAGCTTGGAAACATCATTAGAAGATGAACTGTTCAGTGACTGATCGTACTTGTACTCCATTAGGCGAGTACCTGACTGGTCAGGATAGAATACAGAACTTGCTACCGTTTCTCCTTGTTGTTCACAAGGTTCTTCTTCAGTAAGCTCCATACGAATTGTCTTAGGACTAATACCGTACTGATACTGATTAGGAACAATGCGGTAGATACCACCTGTTGTACCAACAACTAAATCTTTAGCTGCGTTAATCCAACGGATAGATGCGTTTCGATTAGAAAGAGCGTACGTAATAGCATCTGTGTCTAAAACTTCTCCGTCATCCTGTGTTGGCTGAAAGCTCGTTTCGTCGTTAGCTCGGCTATAGTAAATAAAATTTGGACTTTCATACGTGCCACCAAAAATACGACGCTGTTCAAACTTAGCCACTGTTCGGGGGTAGTTTTCAAAATACCAAGCGCCTAGCTTAACATCTTCAAACGATCCTCCATTCTCAAAGTCAAGCGTTCTTTTATCACGAGGAACTGCGTTTAACAGTTTAACTATAACTTGAGTTACACTGTTAAACCGAACAATCTCCATATAAGTGTTACCAGACTCCATACGTCCGAGTATGTGGCGACCTATGTCAGTAGGTTGGAACACAGAACTAGTCGCATTCATCAGTGCATCATTTGCAACCTCCGTAGCAGTAACAGCGTCTACGGCGGTTGGTATGACTAGACTGCCGCCTGTGTTGGTGCTTACATTGTACTCCTCTACTTTAGGTACTCCGTCTGCCGAGTTATAACAGCTTACAACATCAAATTGTTTCTGGGTGGATAAATTACCGATCGTGTAATCACCCCCAGTAAGGGGTGCATAGTGGTTTGCACTGCCGTGAAGTCTCGTAGTGCTTAGACCATTTACAAAAGCATATGTTCTATTTCCGTCCCCTTCGAGGACGGCTGTGCTAATGACAATCTCTCCCGTTGTGTTTGGTCCTGCCATCCAAAGAATGGCAGCGTCAGCCATACCATCGTATATTCTGTACACAGAGCCATTCTTATAAACACTGTTATCGTATGCGCCTCTGAAGAACTCTACTGGGTGGTCTTCTGTGCCAAGGTGTTCTTTGATCTTAACCCAACGAGTAAGACTTCGGGTCTCACCGACAACAACATTATTGTTTCGTCTGTCATCTGACACACGAACCCACGAATCAGCAAATCCTGAGTTAAAGATAACGGTGTCAGAGCGTAGGTGTATTTCATCCTCATCAACTCCGTCCAGCTCTAAAGCCTGACTTACTGATGGAGATGCTAATTCGTCTACTTCATCGCTATCTAACAGATATAGCTGAGCTGCGTCATCCTCAATGTCCAACACAGAAACTACAGGTTCAATGTATAAAACGCTGCTTGTTGGATCAGCTAGTGTGTAGTTTGCAGTAGTGCCTGCATGAACGGCTTTTCCTAAAAACTTAGTTCCGTTAACTGCGTACTCCACATACCAATCCTTGCTGTATGCATTTGAGTTGTTAGTGAAGTCTGTAGCTATGACGCTGAACGGGGCTTGATCGCTTTCTAGTTTTACGTATCTCTCATTTTGAGAAATATTAAACTTATTAGAGCTAGGCTCTTTGTCCAAGAAAGGCTCTACGTCGAAGTCTAAGTCAGTTAAGCTCCACTGGTCATCGCCCTGCACTTCAACATTAGCGTGCAGCTCAAGTCCGTCTTGAGACAGTAGTGTGTTACTATCGCTAGAGACTAGGGACGACGATATAAACGAAAGGTCTGCTTTTAACTTCTTAGGTCTGTGTCTTCCATGTGCTACGTACAACTCCCCCGTCTCAGAACTAAACCGAAGCTCTTCAATGTCAGCAGCCGAGTACGACGTAGGTACTATGTCCTTTGACAGCCCTTCAGAATCAAAGATCTCAATCTGGGACGGTGAGAATACAGCCCTGTACGGCGTATCTGTTGCTAAGATAACATCTATAGATACAACACTATCTGCGGAGTACGCGGTAGAGTTGTAATGCTTAAACCCTGTGCGGAAAATAGCAGGTCCTTGTAGTGACGGAAAGAAATTTCTGAACGTACGTCCAGAGTTAGCCACACGCTTAATGTCGGTACGTCCAAGAACGTAATCACTTATTAAACCACCTGAGAAGTCTGTCTGAACATTACTATATCGAGCCATACCGTTGATGTGCGCTTATAAACTGAGAGTTTCCGTCATTGATGTATGTCTGAGCAGGTCCTTGGCGACCCTCTAGTGTACGTGCTCTGCGAAGAGCAAGAACGTACTGCTTGTGTAGAATCTCATGTCGATTCTCAGAACCAGAAAGCTCGATGCTCATGTTCTGCGCCATATGCAGTGTAAGCAGTCGTGTAATAAACGCTGGTAGCCCAGCTGCAGATGTTTCCAAATCGGGAACATATGTGTACGTAATCTTAAGAGATGTTTCGTCTGAATACAACTTGCCATTTGCAAATCGGAAATCGGAAACCAGAATGTCTTCTGCACTCTCTACGTATAAAAATAAATTAAAGTCGGCAGGAAGTGTGTACTCATATCCAAAGTTTTTAAACTCTGTAGACACAACGCCTGTTAAGGTCGCCCGCTTTGTGTTGTAATTAAAAATGTTGTCCCCGAATAACTCAGTGACTGCCTGTGAATAGGCGCGTGTGGATATCTCATATGTGGTGCTCGACTCGTCGGCAGCGTCAATATGAAAACTGCCTACCATACGTAGGGCAGAGTTAAGGATATCCAGCTTGTTTGCTTCTGTAGGCATAAAAAGAAAAGTAGCCCCCCCCGAATCACAGGGGAGGCTACAGACTAGATTAGGACTCTAGGCAACGGATCTCACCAGTGACCTCACCCCACATACGAGATGCTTCAGCGCAAAGCTTGAAGTATACGTAAGGGATGTTCTTCTTGGCAGGAACGCGCCACACATCACCCTTAAGAGCTGTACCAACAGACATCTTAAGTGCTTTAGGAGTTGCAACGATAACACGACGCTCGTCGTTGTTAGCACCGTCGCTGCTAAGTCCAAGACGCTCAGTTTGGATGAAACGGAAGCCCATGAACGTAGTGACCGAACCTTCTGCAAGAGACTTGCGTACGGCGTAGTCAGAGTTGATGATCTCGTCGATTCCAAGGAGGTCGTTGAACTGAGTCGAAGTAAGGAAGCAGTTAACTACGTCGTCTTGACCGATAGCCTCAAGACGCAACATTGTGCGGCGAGCAGCTTTCAGTTTCTCAAGAGTAAGACCAAGAGGTGTAGCGCCACCAGTCGGAGTACCGTCGTAGTTAGCACCAATGGAGAAACCTTCAGTGTTACCAGCAACGATGTCGATACCATTTTTCGCAGTCGATGCGTCGTAGGTGTCGATGACTGGGTTAGCGGCGTTCTTGCTCAAGTTACCAAGTGTGATGTTGGTGTCGCGAGTAGTAGATGCTGCACGAGAGAATGTAACAGTTGTTCCACCGCTACGACCTGTGTATGCTTCTCCGAAGAGTTTGTCGATGATGATATCGTCGATCTTACGCTTACCTGATGCAAGAAGTGCTTGTGTGTAAGCATTCATTGGATCTGTAAGTACGCGCTTGATGTCTTTCTCGTCGATGTACTTGCCAAGCTCGTAGTCTTTAAGACCGATGCGGCGGCGATCGTGAGAGATATCACTGTTAGGGTTGTCGCCATAACGAGTAGCGTCTTCGGTCATTGCTTCGGCAACACCGATGCGATCGAAATACTGGAACTCTTCGTTTTGGGTTTCTTGCTCGAAATACGGCTGAAGTTTAGATTCAGTTTGCTGGAATGCTTGCTCGAAGCCAGCCTTGAATGATTCAACGTATGCGGTGTTCAGAGCGGCGGCGTTGCTAATTTGAGCAGCACCCGAACCGTTGTCTGACATGTATGATGGGTCTGAATAAGCCATGATATATAATAATTTAAGTTAAGTTAAGTAGAAGTTTGCTTTTCGATGAGCTACCCTTTCGGACTCTTCTAGTTATACGGAACCAACGGCTTTCTAAAGCTGATACTAGGACCTAAAAAAGGCTACCCCAATACTAGTGGGATAGCCTTGTTTAAAAGGGTTGTCAAGCTATTTTAGCTCGAAGGGTACATATTAGAGTACAACTTAGCCCGTTGATCCAGAACTTGCTGGCGTTTTGTACGATCCGCCATGCTTAGTGACGAGGGATCTGACATAATTAAGCTTGCATTTACGGTGTCTAACTCCTGAATTGCAGACTTAATACCATGTATATTCTCAGAAGCAAAGCCCGATGTCGGGTTATTCTGTGCCAACGGTAGCGCATCACCAGATACTTCAGCAATGCGGTGGAATACCTTGAGAACGGCAGGGTGGTTTGCAATCACAGGATCTGACTCAATCAGCTCCTTTAGCTCAGGGATTTCAGAAGACAGTGCTTCGTACGCCTGATTTGCTTCGGACAAGTTAGCATCATACTTTTCACCCCACTCGCCCTGAATTGACTGACGATGCTCTGTGACAGTCTGCTCAGTTCGTTGAGCTGTGATCTCATTGCCTTCAACTGCCATACCCATGTAACGCTCGTATAGCTTATCAAACTGTTGTTGATTTAGCCCCATCTCAGCGGAAAAATCCACAAGTTCCTGAACAGTCTCTTCTGCAAGTTCAGGAGCTTTATCTGCTCCTTCAAAAGACAGTTCATTTGGAACCGAGTATTCGTTATCGGCAGGTCGCAGGTGGCTGTAAAACTCTTCCCACTGTTCAGTACCCCAATCTTCTTGAGGTGCTTGTAGACGCTTAGTGCCTAATGCACTTTGGGCGTTTACAAGTTGATCGGCTAGAGCGTGAATTGATTTAGTATTCTTTAAGGTGTCATGCGCCTGAAGGTTTTCTGGCAATGACTGGAAAAACTGACCATATGAATCTTCTGATGCAAAATCAAAGGATGTTGGT